GCCTTACCCTTTACCTTAACTACATTCCCCTGATCAGTTGTCCACTCCATAATGCCTGGAACCTCCGGCTTGAACTCTAATCCCATGATGTCCTTGACAACATCTACCTTGCTCAACTTATCGTACATGCCCTCAACGATATTGAAGTCCGTGTTGGTTAGAACGATAGTGTCTGGATTTTCCGCACAGTAATTCTTGTATTCGTTACCTCTTCGTGCGCCATCCCACTTGATATAGTTTGTCTTGTCCTCTAAGAATCTTGCGTGTAAGGCACGGCCTACATCAAACGCTGTACTGTTTGGTTGCGACCACTTACCTTTACGCCATAGGTCAAACTTGGTTGGAGATTCTTTTAGCAACTTGAGTGAACTATTGGATAGGTATTCCCTATCCGCATAGTACACTGCATCATCGTTAAAAGATTCTATAATCTGATCGTTAGTCATTACCCTAAGATTTCCTTACGAACCTTTGCCGTAACTTTATACTTACCTAAAGCGTTCTCTACTGCATCGGACTTACCATCCTTCACGGCTTGAATCATTTTAGCCTTGATGTCATCGGTAAGTTCTAATAGACTAACCTTCTGAGCCGAAGTAGTATTATTGCTTTCTTGCGTAGTAGTTGTTGATTGCTTGGCGATAGCGATAGCAACCTCGTTACTACTTGCAATCGAAGTATCAATACCAATACCAAGGTTAGCCAACGCACGACCCCAGGCACTTGTTTCACAGTTCTCCACATAGGATGTCTTGTTAATATAACTACTTGACTTGTCCTCTTGGGCAAAGCCGGTGGCTCTCAATACCCATTGGTCATCACGAATCTCCGCACGAATAACGCACGACTCCGTGTCAAGGTGTACTATCTCCGAAGATAGCGACCAACCCTTGTACTCATCCGCCAAGCGGAAGTACTTGATTCTCTCATTGACTTCAACATACTCTTTACCTTTGATGTTGGTAGTCTTGAACTTGTAATTGCTCATACTAATTGTTTTTGATTACTACTAAATTACACCACTTAACCTAAAGTGTGATACTGATCCTTATATTTTTTTAATAAATCTTCGAGTGCATTTATCTTAGCCTCGACATCATTGGTCAATGACTCAAGCAAATTGTCTACTCGTTGTTGGATGATTATGTTTGATAGTTCTCCATTAGGTAAAACATCATCAAAGACTTCCGCCCATCGTACAATCTCGTTGATGTATAGGTCATCCTTAATCTCAAGCATATTCTTTGTTTGGTTGTTACCCCATATTGCGGTGGCGTGGTCCTTGCCTATGAGCCTACCGACCTGGCTTGAGCCAAGCCCATATCTATTCATCAAGATAAACGAAAGACAGTGCCTTGCCGTAACGACCTCTCTCTTCCTCGTCTTTCCTAATGGATTCAATGAGTGTTTGGATTCGTAGTTTGCTACGAGACTCGCTAATGTACTTGGCGTTATTAACTGTGAGGTCTTTAGTGTGTTCGGTTGATGTGATTGTCTTGACATACTTTCTTAATTTATTTAATGCTCTCTCTCTTGCTGATCGTAGTGCGTTCTGGGATATATCATGCACTCCGGATATGTGTCCATAGGTTTGTCCCTCCAAGATATTGTTCTTAATTACAAGTCTTTCTGGGTGGGTTAGTTTGTTCTCAATGAACTCGTGTAGTAGGGCGTATAGGTTGTCGTACTCTTTGTCGTTAGACTTAGCACTTGTAAGGTACACGTTGTACTCATCATCTCCACTACCATATGTAAGTTGCGATTCATTCTTACAGTCTAATCTATCACGCCTTCTCATCTCATCGTAGGCATTGAGTATACCAAACCTAAAGCAACTCATTACCATACCAGTCTTCTCGGCTTCATCTTGGAACTCTTGCTCACGCTTGTACATACGCATTACATTTTGCAACGCCCTGAAGGATGCCTCCTCTACAACCTCATCACTATAGAATGACAAGCCGTAGTGCTTGGCACAAAAGTGGAGGAACCTATTGTCTTTTGGGAAATACTCTTTGAAATCTCTATCGGTTATCTTCATCGTGTATACTATTATTATAAAGTAATACCCTATAGGGTATTACTATTAATACTATTATTATAATACTCCAAGTACTGGTATTCAGCATCCAAGAAGTCATCTAAAATTGAATTAGAAATCAACATCACTATCTATCTTTTCGTTCATAACTTTGTGCAACATATCACGAGTAATCTTAAGAGCATCCTTTGTACCCTTGTATTTTAGGGATAGACTACGATACTCTTCTCTCGCTCTCTCTATTGTGTCTCGATACGTTACCATATCTCTGGTCCGTGTCTTGTGGATTTCCACAAATTGCTCAAGTTGTAGGAGGACTTTGATAAAATCATTGTCCTCCTTTACTTTGTTAGCGACTTCGCCCAACACCCAATACAATACATCGAGGTCGGCTTTAAGTAGCAAGTCATCCTTTATACTCATTAACTCCAACTATATTTACTTACTGGATAGAAGTCCTCCTGATCAGCAACTTCCGTGTCATCATCCATGTAACGCCACACATCTCCATCACCGGACCAGTACACTTCTCTATCTTCATGTTCATCCCAATGCATGGGTTCTTCTTCCTCCCAAATTTCATTGGCGGAATCCACATACACCCCATACTCAAGGCTCTCCTCTTCTCCTTCAATAAGGAACTGTAAGTTAGGGTACTTGTCAATCATCGCTTGAATTACCGGAGATGGAAAAGCCCAAGCCGTACTCAAGTTGTATGTGATACTATCATCGTGTGAGTCATCTAAGAAATCACAGTGTGCGTTCCACTTTGTACCCCAATTTGCATTGTTCCAATCGTACCAATTCGGTACACCAATCGCATCAAGTTCTCGCTTCTTGTCTGAACCTATGTTCTCTCTAAAGATATTGTCCGGTTGAGGTACGAAGTGATTGAAGTCAAACTCACGACCTTCCGTTTCAAATTTCTCACTACCCTTTACGTTCTCTACAAACGCTTGGACATCTTCTTTCTTTCCGTTCACATTGACTGTGAAATAAAACCAGTTAGGCATAATTAATCATTGTTTATTAGTGATACTTTCATTCTTGCATTACGACTATTGTGTAGGGCGAGTGCCATCCTCGCCTCTACAATAGTGTCAAACTCTTGTTTGTATGTTGTGAGTTCTCCATCCCACCACACCTCGTACTTTATTTTCTTTTGGCTCATTAGAAAAGTGGTTTAAGTTTCTCGGCAATCGCCTGGACTATGTCCACAGTTACGGCATTGCCACATTGCTTGTATCGTTGTGTCTTATTCATAGGCAACACCTCGCCATCGTAATCTCCAAAGGCGGTATGGTTGTCCGGAAATCCTTGCAACCTCTCGCACTCTATTGGTGTTAGATTTCTATACTCTCCGTTGGGTTCTCTAAGTAGTTGCATACCTGAATGGTATTCTTGTCCCCTCGCTGTAAGACATTTCGTAATGGTTGCTCTTGACTCTTCCACTTGGAAATCTTCTCGGCTTGGTTCAATGAGAGGAAATACTCCTCGCCAATTTCTTGGGAGTTCTCCAGTATATCCGACAAGGTAGATGCGCTCTCGGTTTTGGGGTAGTACCCACGATGTATTAAGCAATTGCCATTCAAGTCTATAACCCCCAATGTTGGCAAACGCTTGGAGGATGGACGCAAAATCTTCGCCAGAGTTTGAGGAGAATGTTCCTTTAACGTTCTCCCATATAAAAACTCTTGGTCGGCACTCGCTAATAAGTCGAATTGCTTCAAGGATAAGGCTTGACCTATCTCCTTGCATTCCCTTGCGGTGTCCAGCAAGTGAGAAATCTTGGCAAGGACTTCCAAAGGTGATAAGGTCAATGTTTGGTAGGTGTTGTCGTTGAATAGTGTCAACTGGACCGCTATATTTTGCATCTTTAAATTGGTTTTTGTACACCGCAATGGCGTGTTTATCTATCTCACTAAAGTGTGAACTAACTTTGTATCCGGCTTTGGTGAATCCCATATGGAATCCACCTATACCAGAGAATAAATCTAATTGGTTAATCTTCTTCATCGTACTACATTGTATTTGTGTCCGGCATATGTAATCTCTACGATGCGATCAGGCACAAGTGATGTGTATCGCTTACGATTGTTATCCCATATAGTCCAAACATTTTTCTTGGCTACACCATTACCTCTAAGGAATTTGTGTACACCAAATCGACCATTGATTTTGGTAACCTCTCCGTTTGCTTTGATGTACTTCGCACCAAAGATTTTCTTCTCATCACGGAGTACCGCCTCCGCTACTGTAACATTAATTGTATTGCTCATAGTTGTTTAATTTTCTCGCAATTTATAATCTATTTTCTAAACCACCAAAGGTAGATGGAGATTTTTTTCTCCACCCACCTACGGCTTACCCTTAACAAGCGCACCAACCACATACATAGTAGGTTTCCTTGTCCTTTGTCCAGACAAATGCCTCTCGCTTTTCTCCGTACTCACACACCCATTCCTCGAACTCATCGACATCCGAGAATGGTTTACGGCACTCGCTCCAATCAATGATGGTATTGAAACTACCACTGTAAGGGTCTTGCCCATAGTAAAACTCGCAACGCTCTACTACTTTGTTGCGTGCCTCTTTCCAAGATGTAGCCTTTACGCTACCAAGTTCTAATGTTGCTCCCATTTCTTATTGCTCTTTATAATTATACACTTCTATCTCGGCAGTCTCTTCATCGAAATCAAATACATCATACGGATGGCTAAAGTATTTGTTCTCCGCAAGTTCGTATATTTGGTCATCAAATTCATACGTTCCGTCCTCGTATTCCGAGTCAATCTCTACCGATAGGTACACAGTTCTCTC